AGCTATGCCCGCTGGTAGACCAATGCCCGCTGGTATGCCTACGCCAGCAGAGGCAGCCGCTAAAATGGCGGAAAAGGCAAACATGCAGTTAGGAAGCGGTATGTCGTCAGCAATGCCACAAAAGCTTGACCCGCGATACATGAAAAAAGGTGGTTCTGTTAAATCCGCTTCCGCTCGCGCCGATGGCTGTGCTATTCGTGGGAAGACGAGGGCCTAACTATGGCTAGAGCACCTAAACAAAGCAAAGCTGAAAAAGCCGCCGCTGCACAAAAAGCTGCGACTACCTATAACGATCAAGGTTTAAACGCAGCGCAAGCAGCGCAGATAGCGAAGCTTCAGAAACAAGCTAACATGCCTGTGTATCAAGGTCTGGGCGGTAGCAATCAAGCCGCTATTGATAGGGCCAATGCTGAAATAGAAAAAATACAAGCGCAAGGTAGAGGCATTCTTGATAAGCAGTATCAGGAAAGACAAGCCCCATTAATAGAAGCCACAAAACAAAAAGCAATTGCTAATAGAGCCGCAGAATCTCAACAAACAGCCCAGCAGCAAGCAGCGCAACAGCAACAATTACAACAATATCAACAGCAGTACATGCAAGAAATGGCTCAGCGCCAAGACCCACGGCAGAGTTATGCAAATCCGTATTTTCGAATGACAGAGAATATGTCTGCTCCAGTAGGTATGTCTCAAGGCCCTACAAGTCAGCAAGCGCAGACTACTATGATAGGTGCGGGCGGCGACCAAACTCAACAGATGTCCCCTGCGCAAATGGCGCAGATGCAGTACATGCAGCAACAACAAGCGCAACAAAGAATGAGTCCGTTTAATCCGTACCAGCAGCAAGGTATGGGTCAAGGACAACAAGGTATGCCACAAGGTATGCCACAAGGTATGCCACAAGGTATACCCCCACAACTTTTAGCCATGCTTCAAGCTAGACAAGCGCAACAAGGACAACCCGCACCACAAGGTCAGCCCGCACCACAAGGGCAACCTATACGTCAAGACATGAGTACCTTTAACGCTGCACAAGGTGGCATAATGACGGGATATAAATAATGCCGAGTGTTAGTAAAAAACAACACAATCTTATGGCTGCGGTAGCAAATAATCCAGCCATAGCAAAGAAAACTAAAATACCGCAAAGCGTTGGTAAAGAATTTCTTAATGCCGATAAGGGCAAAAAATTTAGTGGGGGTGGTGAGATGAAAGCAGAATCAAAAAGTATGGTCAAAAAAGAAGTGTCTTTCATGAAAAAGAAGGGCGCTCCTAAATCTATGATTAAACATGAGGAGTCTGAAATGGCCGGTATGAAAAAAGGCGGTATGAAAAAGATGTCTATGGGCGGATACGCTGATGGCGGTATGCCAATGGTTATGAAAGATGGCGTAAAAGTCCCAGCTTTTGCAGCAGACGGCAAAGGCAAAATGAAAACCGGCGGCATGGCTATGAAAAAGATGGCTTCTGGTGGTTTGGCTGGTGGTCACAAGTCGGCTGATGGCATCGCTTCTAAAGGTAAGACTAAGGCCAAGCAAGTTACTATGGGCGGTATGAAAAACGGTGGTATGCCTAAGAAGATGAACAAAGGCGGACGGTCCTGCTAATGATGGCCTCACGCGGTATGGGTGACATTAACCCTTCCAAAATGCCCGGCGCTAAAAAGAAGAAGCGTCGGGATGACACCGACTTCACCCAGTATAAAGAGGGCGGGAAGGTTAATGCCGCTGGTAACTACACTAAACCAAGCTTGCGTAAACGTATTGTTAGCCAAGTGAAAGCCGCAGCAACGCAGGGCACAGGCGCAGGACAGTGGTCAGCTCGTAAAGCGCAGCTTGTCGCTAAGAAATATAAAGCAGCAGGTGGTGGTTACAGGGATTAAGGCGGAATGAAAACACGCAAAAAATTTGATGATGGTGGGTCAGTGATGGATAAGCCCTCACGGGACATGCGCGACCCAGCATACCGTCGTCAGTTAGAGCGCGAACAGGCGTTAGAAACTTCAGCACCAGAATTTATGTTGATTGGTCCCGGCGGCGCAGCAAAACAATTAAAAAATTTTGTTGGAACCCCAACGAAATTTCGAGGAGTTGCTCCTGAAATTGGTTCAGCAACACCACAAGCATTACACAGAAAAAATCTTAAAGACCTCATGTCTTTTGATGATATGACGTTTGCCGAAAAAAAAACGTTGGCAAGAAGTACAACAAACGCGCAAATACAAGCAATTAAAGATAGCATTCAAAAAAGTAAGAGTACACCGAAAGAAAAGTTGAACAACTTGGTGGACGACATAATAGGGGGCGTAGCGCGTACTGCTGGCTACGAAGCGTTGGTTAACAAAAAAAAAGGCGGTGTTGTAAAGTCCGCATCATCTCGTGCAGACGGTATAGCACAGCGTGGTAAAACACGAGGTAATATGAGATGAAAGCTCCGCAACAATCGCTTAAAAATTGGGGTGACCAGAAATGGACAACCAAAAGCGGAAAGCCATCGTCAAAGACCGGGGAGCGTTACCTCCCGGAAAAGGCAATCAAGGCGTTAAGCCCAGCAGAGTATGCCGCCACGACGAAGGCAAAGCGGGCAGGGAAGAAGTCAGGAAAGCAGTTTGTGGCACAACCTAAAAGCATTGCAAAGAAAACAGCAGGGTTTAGATAATGGCTTTTACAACAGACACGAATACGTTTAACCCAACCCTCAATGAAATATTTGAGGAAGCCTTTGAGCGTTGTGGCTTAGAGTTGCGCTCGGGCTATGACTTTAGAACGGCGCGTCGTAGCTTGAACTTCATGACGGCTGAGTGGGCTAACCGTGGCATTAACTTGTGGACTGTAGAGCAAGGCTCGATTAACTTGGTTCAGGGTACTACTACCTATGACTTACCTGCCGATACTGTTGATTTAATTGAACAAGTTATTCGTACAGATTCTGCGCAAGGCCCGAACCAAACAGACTTAAACATTACCCGTATTTCGGTGTCTACCTACTCGACTATTCCTAACAAGCTTGCGCAAGGACGTCCAATTCAGGTATGGGTAAATAGACAATCAGGTCAGAAAAGCGGTTCTGAGGCAGCTACCGCCACTAACCCACAGATTAATGTATGGCCTGCGCCAGATCAAGGCACAGCGCAAACTCCGTATTACATATTTTATTACTGGCGCATGCGTAGGATTTTTGACGCTGGTACAGGTACTAATGTAGTTGACATACCGTTCCGTTTTTTAAATTGCATGACTGCAGGTTTGGCATATATGTTAGCAGTAAAGAAACCTGAAGTTTCCCCAGAGCGCGTTATGGCATTAAAAGTTATGTATGACGAGTCTTGGGAGTTAGCGGCGGGTGAAGATAGAGAAAAGGCAGCGGATCGTTTTGTTCCTCGTGAGTCGTTCTTCTAGCTATGGGCAATAGGTTTGCTAATGGTAAAAATGCTATTGCCGAATGTGATCGGTGTGGGTTTCGCTATAAGTTAAGAGAACTAAAAAAGCTGACAATTAAGACCAAACAAGTTAGCATTAAGGTATGCAAGACTTGTTGGGAGCAAGACCACCCGCAGCTTCAATTGGGTATGTACCCAGTGGATGACCCACAAGCGTTAAGAGAACCAAGGCCAGATACCAGTTATTACCAATCAGGCTACAGTGGATTGCAGTTAACAACGAATACTGACTTTGGCACTGTTGGCGAAGGTAGCAGAATTATTCAATGGGGCTGGGCACCTATTGGTGGCGCTAGAGCAAACGATGCTGGGTTAACTCCTAACGACTTAATAGGTCAAGGGCAGATCGGAAATTTAACGGTAACTATTACCTAGGAGTGACTATGAAACACGATGACATGAAAGAAGACAAGCCGCTTATCAAGAAGATTGCTAAGAAGGAAGTCAAATCACACGAAAAGAAAATGCATGGCATGAAAAAAGGCGGCGTGACCGGCGAAGCTATGCGTAAACATGGTCGCAATATGGCGCGTGTTATGAATCAGAGAGGTCGATAATGGCTAAGTTTTCTCAGAAATTGATGGGCAAAG